CCCGATGTTGCCGGACGTACCGATTATGACAGCTCGGACGAAGGCTACTATGGAGGAGAAGCGTGAGAACAAGGCACTTATCATTAGTTACCTCAACGCCCTCGGATACAACGATAACCAGCAGGCGTGCGCTATCACCTTATGGACCCGTGAGAGCAGGCTTGACCACCTCGCAGACAACAAACGATCAAGCGCTTACGGAATTGCTCAACTCCTTGGAGAGAAAAGTAGCGAGCCTAGTATCCAAATCCTCCACGCTGTGCGATACGTTGAACACCGTTACTCAGGAAGTTTCTGCCGTAGTCTCCAGCACTCAGACCGAAGAGGATGGTACTAAGAATTGTTAGGTTTCTAACCCTTTCCTAGCAACAAAGCCCCATCAGTCCGTTCGCTGGTGGGGTTTCTGCTTATCCACCAGTAGAATAAAACCCTTTACCCTTAAATGTAATTGCGGGAGAGTCCCACTTACGGACCATAGTTATGTGGCACACAAAGCAGGAAGGGTCTCGTGGTTCCTCGTGGATAGAACGCTCAACGGTTAGTACTTCATTACAATCAGGGCAACGATAGTCATACTGCATTAGAGTTGCACTCCTTCTTCTATGGGTAGGTAACCTACTAACTTTGATACCTTGTTGGAACGTGAGAACTCTGTTGTTGCTGGCATCTGGTGATTAAACCATACTGGCTCTGGTACATCCATCAAGTCAAAAGAAAAAACACCTTGCGGTGTTGAGTTGATGTAGTAGGGGATAAGATCTCGCTCTGCTGCTTGTGTTATCAGCTTGCGATACTTCATCTCCTCTATTAACAGTGTGTCATAGTGGGTGTGTCTACACTTGAGTTCGATGTAGTGACCAGCCTTAACGCTGATGCAGTCAAAGGAGTCGTAGATACCTTCAGACTTTGTAAGGTCTGGGTACAAACTCTCTTTGAGAAAGTTAAATAGTTCTAGTTCTTTCATTGCCAAGGGCTAACACCACCAAGATTATCCTGCAACCTACGCAGTGACTGAGCACACCTGCGATCTGCAGTAGAGATAGCACACTCTAGTACTTGTGCTACTTGTTGTAAGGTAAAACTCTCGTGATGGCGCATACGCAAGATAGCCTTGTCAGTCTCTTCTAGTTTAAGAAAGCCATTCTTGATGTCAATAAGGTTGGCAAGTAGGTTGCCACCTTCTGCTGGTGAGGATGAACCTTTAGGTTGCCCATCTGAAATCATCTCTTGTGCCTGCTCTAGCACTGTTCCATCTATGATGGATGCAATAACAAAGGGTAATAGTTGACCAAGGGTTGCTGACTCGTAGTAAACCTCATCGTTGGTTTGATAGCCAGACTTAGCAGCTTTCTCTTTGCGTGCGTAGCGTTCTCCTGCACGCTTCATCTGCCAGGCAATGCGCTGCTCGTTGTGCCTGCGTCGCTCTTCGATAGGCTCCATTAGATCAATGATGTGATCTTCTACTCTAGTCATAGCCCAAGCCATCAGCTCCTGCTTGATGTCATCCTTTTCAACGTGAGTTTTATACCTACGATAGATAGTGTTAGCAACACTAGGTACTAGGTCATAGATTACTGGGTGCAGTTCAGTCACAGTCAGGTAGCACCAGATCTATAGTGTGCTGTATGTTCAGCAGCTTGATGGCAAGGAAGTCTATGTAATTGCTAGCATCTGCTAGCTCTTCAATCAATTCTCTGATGGTGTCTGATGTAGTAAAGGACTCAAACTTCTGACCCTTAGCGTGTGAGTACTGCTCGTGTCCTACACCCTTGACTCGGTGAGCACGAAGGGATGCAAAGGATTCAATGAAAGATGTTAAGTCTTCAGTTGTGACACCTTGCCCACGATAGCTGCTAACAGCAGCGTGATCTACTAACGGGTTGGTTGTGGGCGTACTAGTATGAGTTCTGTCTGCCTGTCCTGCTGCAAGATGTGAAAGCCCATATGCTGCAAAGTCTGTAGCATTATGACCCACTCGTTCTCTGTCATTGTCATACATTCGACTCCCCTATCAGTAACTTCCGCGTGGCATCAATACCATTGGCTAAGTAATAATCATTGATGTCCATACCTGGGGGTAGTGTAACAATCTGTGAGTTCATTACCTCATTCGCCACGCGCTTAGCAAACTCAGCTCCAGGGTTAGAGCCATCCTCTTTAACATCATTGTCACCAACAACATAGATAGTTTCGTACCCTGCAAAGAGCTTAGGAAAGTGTGGCTTCCAGGCTGCAACACCTGGTACTCCCACTGCTGGTATCCCAAGTTCTCCGCTAGTGACTATCGCATCTAACTCACCTTCACATACAACGATATGTGGTGAGTCAAGTGTTATATCACATACGTTATACAGATGTGCCTTCTGCCCAGTAGGACTACCATACTTAGGCTTGGCATCATCTAATCGTCTAAACTTAAAGCCAACACAACCACCGGAGGCGGTAAGGTACGGGATGGATAGCCACCCTTCATACATCTCGTGACCATTGATTGGGTTGGTAATAGTTCCTAACTGGAACAGTCCTGCTGTCTCTTCAGAGATCCCACGTGCGTTTAGTACGGCTAGAGCCTCTGGACTTATTGCCTGAGCGTATTGTTGCGCCGCTTCCAGTAGCAATTTCGACTGCACGTTTGAGGCCATCGTTAAACTCCAAGTTCTCTAGTATGCACACTAAGTTAGCTGCATTACCACCCTTACCGCAGGTGTGGCAGAAGTACAGGTTGTCATAGGTATTGATAACGGCAGACCTGCGACTGTCGCTATGCAAGCAGCATCGAACTGATGCGCTCTTACCTTCTCTTACTTCACCGCCAAAGTACGAAACAATGGGACCTATGGGGATTGAGTTTGCATCAACGGAACCTTTATACCGTCCCGCTTTACGTACCCTGGACCAGTCTTGTGCTGGCATACACACCCCTTATCATCACACTTGTCGTGCCAATGAGATGAACGCTTGTAATGGGTAAGAGTGTTCTCTTCCCCTGCCTTATGACAGTTCTGGCAAATCATCTTCTACCTCTTCGACTGGTACAACTTCTGGTACAAGTATCTCTGTTGTTGTTATTTCTCCACCTGGTACTGGCATTATTTGTTCTCCTTTTCCCACTCTAAATGGATAGATCCTTTTTCTATATGTCGTTTAATTAAAGACTGTAAACCTTTTTCTGAACTGCCTATAATTGTGATACCACAGTTACAACCTTTTGAATAATGTGGTGGTTCACTATAAGTATAAGTTCCTTCGTTCATTGCTTCTCCTTAAGCCATTGTGCTAGGTCCTGAATGACCCAGGCTTGATCTATTGATGCGTTGCGACGCTTAACTATTACATAAGACAGTGGCACTTCCCCAAGACCTCTAGCCTTTGAATAGTTAAGCGCCTCAACTTGCGCTTCTCTCCAGAACTCAGGCAGCGAAAGGACTGCCCTGTTCTTGAGTTCAAGGATATAGGTTTCTCCCGCGATAACAGTAACGATGTCGCCCTCATCCTTTGCCCCAGCTTTAGTCAGACGTTCTGCAATGACACCAGATTTGCGGAGCCACTTCATTACATCTGTCTCAAACTGAGAACCTTTAGTCTTGTTGTACTGACTCATCTACCAATACAACCTTGTTGATCTTATAGATGACATTGCCTTCTTCATCTTTAACTAATTCGACAACACCAGATTGCAGTAGCGCACCAACGAAGTTGGTTAGGTCTACCTTGATGGCATCAAGTTCTGCACGCAACCCATTGGCAGCATCACGCACTGCATCAATCCTTAGATTGTCTCTGTACTTATTTGATAACTGCTGTTCAGACATTATACCCTCCTTGGTATCCTGCAATCGTATCTTTCCTTAGCATCCAACCAAATTCGTTTTGGTCTGATATCTGTACTGCTGCGTAGTTTACCAGTAGCTGTGCGTATTTACTGCCGTCTGCAGTGTGTGCGCCAAAGCGATTCTTTACCGGTGCAACTTTGAGTACTCCTTGTCCTGGGTCATAGCCCAATGTAAGTATCAGTGCAGGTAACTGACTGACCTTTCCGTGAATTGCTCTGCGATGAGGTGGGTTTGTTGGTGACCCATACTCTGACTGTTCTGATACGTGGTGGAGTACTAATACACAGGCTTCAGTCTTGCGTGCCATATCGTGTAGCTCCATCATAATTGCTCTCAGTCCTGCCCATTCGTTGTCCGTCTCAGCGGTGATGTTCATTAAATTGTCAATGACTATCAACTCAGGTGGCTGTCCATAGAGTTCGACGTAGGCCCTGATCTCTAACTCCAAGTCGTCAATGTTTGGAGATGAATCAAAGACCCACTTGATGTGTGAAACTTTGTCTAAGTGTGCATTGTAATACTTGCTATCGTTAGAAAGGTTTGCCTCTACTGTCACTTGTGAGTGACCAGATAGATGCGAAACAGATCTCATCATTACAGTAGCTGTGTCAGTATCTGCGGAGAAGAAAAGTGTAGGAACTTGGGCTTTGATTGCATAGATCAGAGCGAACATAGACTTACCAGCATTAGGTGCTGCAGCTACCATACATACCTGGCCTCTGCGAAACTTAATACCTTCTGCCTTCAACCCCTCCCACACATCAGGTAGTGGTGTTGCTTTGGTAAGCACTCCACTCCAAGCACGGGATAGGTTAAGCACTTTTGTCCTCCTGATTTAATCTGATTCCACGTTGTCTGCGGATGCGTCTGCGATCTAGGTCGGCAAGCCCACCCCAGATTCCGTGTAATTCATTGTAGATTCCCCACTCTGCACACTCAGTTCTGTGTGGACACGAGTAGCAAATAGACTTAGCAATCTTTGCTTCAGTCTGACCAATGCCACCTGATTCTTTCTCAGGAAACCAATAGTCTCCGCCTACTGTTGCACAACTAGGAGCTTCGTATGCCGAAGGCTCCCGCATAATTATCTAACCCAGATAGTGTCGCACTTATCTAGCGCACCCTTAGGTGCTGCACACATATAACCTGACCACGGACCCTTTTGTCCTACACCTGAACGTAGTGACATAACTCCGTGCTTACAAGTATTACCGCCACCTGTTGGTGCTGGTGCTGCAACTGGTGTTGCATTAAAAGATTGTGCTACTGCTGCAACTGTTGGTGCTGGCACTTGTGTTCCACCTGATAACTCTGATCCAGTAACTCGGATGTTTGCTGCGTTCATTGCTAGGTCTGCAAGACCTGCTTCTAATTCTTGAACTGTTGCTGCGTAAAGATTGATGAGTGTTCCATCATTTAACTTGTAGTTAACTTGGAACTTTGTTCCTTCTGTAGCCATTTACTTGCCTCCACTTTGCTTTACGGTTAGTCGCTGACTCTCAGCTCCTACCTTCTTAGGGACAAACCCTAATAGTTTTTCTACCTCGTCACTGTCAACCGACTCACGCCCTTTAACAGTTGTCCAACTTAGTTCTATACCTGAATTAGTAGTACCCATTACTCCTTCAAAGGATGCCTTCAAAGAATCTTGTTGTGTTTCTAACTCTTTAATCTTTCCTGCTAACTGTAAGTACAACAGTGCATTCTTGTCAACATCTGCATCAGCAATGATTACATCACTGACTGGTGTACGTTCTTTTTTTAGACCAACGCATCCCATCTGCCCACTTGCGTCATAGAACTTGCAGTAGAACTGACAGTAGCTTGCATCTTTTTCTGGTGCTGGTGCTTCCTTAGCTTCTTTAACAGCCGCTAGCCAACCGAGTGCTTCAAGTGCGATTGATTCGTCATAGTCCTCTGTATGGACCTTGACATCTCTCTCATCGCCGTCCCTTGCGATAGCCACTAGAGACACTCGGTTGACCGCGTAGCCGTTTTTAGCTAGGAGGTAGCCGTATAGCTGCACCTGCCACCGTTGTTGATTGCTTGGAAAGTAAGAAAGGTTCCGGACCTTGCTTGTCTTCCAGTCAATCACATCACCAGTACCAGGTACGAAACAGTCAATGTGTGCTTTCATTCCGTTGTATTCAACTTCGGTTTCAATCAGCACATCTGGATTATCTGCTAGTGCTCGTTCAATTTCTGCGTGGATAGCAGTACCCATAATCGCAGCGAGCTTTAGTTCACCATCATTAGTTTCAGGTTGATCGTTAAGTCGGTACCACACCTTACGGCGACAGCCACCTACCTCTGATGGACCAATCTGTACCTGTGTAGATCGTGAACGCTTCGCGTCCCCTGCACGTAGTGCAGTGAGTAATAGTTCTTTGGGATCTGTCATTAAAACTCAAACCCTACATACCAAAATAATAAATCAAGAGTGACGTGGTGCTTATCAAGATTAAAACCTAAACCGATACCGCTATTGCGTCCACCGTAAAACCAGAATCTACCTATCTTCTTTTGCATAACTCCTCCTAGAGTCTTTCTTGGACTACTAACTGTATGGGCTTACCAGTGTTAGCGTCAAGGACCGAGGCAATCTCAACTGCTTTACGGGCGTGTCTCTTTGCGTAGGCTACGTCCATATTAGGTTTGCAGATTGAATACAGGTAGCCAAGAGCAAGCTGACCCCCACTACCAATACCGTACGCTCCGTGATTTGCTTGGAAAAAAGAGAGATCACAAGCAATACGAAAGATATTACCGTTAAAAGCAATGAGATAATCGAAGCCACCATCTTTGTCCGCCTTATTGTAGTCGTAG